AAGTTAATGAATCTAGGGATATGTAAATAGAATATTATAAGAATATTTTATCATATTTTTTCGTATAACAATGCAACCAAAAGGACAATTAATGAAAACAAATGACATATCAGCGTTCAGAAAGCATAATAAGCATGATCTTTCTGAGCGTTTACAAGAGTGCTTATTCTATCTTTTACTGGGGTTACCTACTAAAGCTATAGCTGATAAAATGGAATGCTCCTTTCGTACTTGTAGACAACATACCAGGTTCGTTTACGATCAATTTGGTGTTAATTCGCACACTGAGTTACTAGCTAAGTTTATTACTCCAGAAACTCTTCAAGAGGAGCAAGAGCGAATGATGTGGAGGGCTTCTGATAATGAAAAAAGATAAGCTAGATCCTACCTGTCAAGCAGTATTGGTTGGCATCTTAAAAGGTTTAAGCAACACTGAGATAGCAAACAAGTTAGGTAAATCAGATAATCATATTCGTATGCAACTCTATAAAATCTTAGAGTATTATGAATTACGTTCTCGTCCTCAGCTGCTTGCGGAATATGTGTGCGAATATGCCTTAGAGTGGGAAACCAAACAATTAGAGGGTACAAACTATCATGGAATTATTTGATGTGCTAATATTGAGCGTGCATGAAAAGCCAAAAAGAATAAGAACAGGAATTACTAGCAAGGAATTCGATACTTTTAATAGAGAGTGGGATCAAGTTAAAGATAAGGGTACAACACTATGCTTAGTGCCACACTATGAAGAGGGTCTTGATGATGAGTAGTCCACAAAAAGGTGATCCTCTTTATAAAAAACCATGCCCTAAGTGCAAATCAAGCGATGCGAACCAGGTTTTTTCTTACGATAATAAACCTAATGATAGTTGGTGCTTTGCTTGTGAAACATATTTTCCTAGTGATGATAGCTTAGACAAAGTAGTACCAATAAAACAACAGTACAACAAGGTTAGCACAATGGAAATTGAAGATATTAAGAAATTGCCTATCAGAGCATTAGAAGATAGAAAGATCAGAAAAGAAACTTGTGCTGCATATAGAGTAAGAGTTGCATTAAGTGAGGAAGATGGCGAAACTATCACCAGTATATTCTCACCTGATACAAGCGAGGGTATCCTGGTTGGTTATGAGCAAAAGCAAGTCAAAGATAGTGAGTCCAAAGGACTAACAAAAAGATTTATGTCTATAGGTGATCGTAAGGGCAGTTTAGATTTATGGGGCAAACACCATGCTTCAGCTTGTAATGGTCATAAACTTTATATTACTGAAGGTAGGCTTGATGCCTTGAGTTTATATCAGGTTATCAAAGATCACACTGCTGAGAAGTACAAGCATCTTAAACCATCTGTCGTTAGCTTAACTAAAGGTTGTTCAGGTGCAGTAAAAGATTTGATTAACAATAGAAACTTTGTTGAGTCATTCAAAGAGATCATTTTATGCTTTGATAATGACCAAGCAGGCGAGAAGGCTGTTAAAGAAGTCTTAAAAGTATTTCCAATGGCAAAGGTCGCTACACTGCCTTTAAAAGATGCCAGTGATATGCTTGTAGCCGACAGGGGTAAAGAGTTGTTTGAACAAGCTGTATGGAGATCGTCAGTCCAGAGGCAAGGTCAGGTGGTCGATGTAGAGGACATCATTGAAAATGCAATGACGAAACCACAAATGGGCATTAGTTTCCCATGGTCATCGGTGACTAAAGCCTGTTTTGGAATAAGACCACACACTATCCACTGCGTTGGGGCAGCACCTAAGATCGGTAAGACAGACCACCAGCACCAGCTAGTACACCACCTTGTGTACAATGAGGGGGTCAAGGTAGGTATGTTTGATCTTGAGAATAGTCCAGTTAAAACAGCTAAGAAGTTAGCTAGTAAGCAAGCAAAGAAGGATTTTACTAGACCTGATACTGTGTACCAAGACAGTGAGCTAAGACAAACACTTGAAGGTTTGAATGGTAAGGTTAGGTTTTATGATCGACATGGTTCTCGTGATTGGGAATCTATAAAAATTACTATTACTGAAATGCACTTACTTGATGGTATCAATATCTTTATGATTGATCCTATGACTACACTCGTACAAGGGTGTGATGCAAGTCAAACTAACACTGAGTTAGGTAAGATATGTAGTTCTGCTGCTGACCTAGTATCTGTGTACCCTATCACTATATTCTTTTATAGTCATGTGAATCCCAAACCTAAAGGCAGTACACCTCATGAAAAAGGTGCTAGAGTTTATAGCTCTGAGTTCTTTGGCAGCAGGTCTATGGAAAGGTTCTTTCATTATGGTCATGGTATCAGTAGAGATAGAAGTGATGAGTGTCCTGAAGAAAGAAAAAATATGTCAGAGTTCTATATGTTATTTGACAGGGATTTTGGTCAGTCGTACACTTGTGATGTATACTTTGATGAGAGTACAGTAACTTACCTAGAACCCATGAGAAGGAGTTGGTGATATGTTAAATCAAAAAACTTTAAAAAAGTATTTAGATTATGATCCTGAAACTGGTATTTTTAAATGGAAGATAGCTCGTACTGGGATAAAAGTTGGGGATGTTGTTGGACACCTTCACCAAACTGGTTATGTTTGGATAAGATTACTTGGTAAAAGATATTCTGGTCATAGGTTAGCTTGGTTGTATGTTTATGGTAAGTTTCCAGACAATCAAATAGATCACATTAACAGAGTAAAAAATGATAATAGAATAGATAATCTTAGAGATGTTACTCAGTCTGTAAATGCTAGGAATAGAGATCTTTTATCGACCAACACTTCTGGTCATACTGGAGTTAAATGGAACAAAAAACAACAGGCTTGGAAAGTTACAGTGTGTCAGGTTCATTATGGTAGTTTTAAATCTAAACTAGATGCAGTAGCAAAAGTAAAATCTGTTCATAAAGAACTAGGGTTTCATGAAAACCATGGAAGGGCTTGCAATGACTGAGTATGTATTTGATATAGAGGCAGATGGTATTGATGCAACAAAGATACATTGCATGATTGCTAATGGAGAAGAAGTAAATAGATTCTTCTTTAAAAACCTTACCAGTGATGATGTACTTATCGGACATAATATTATTCGTTACGACATACCAACTATTGAGAGGTTGTTAAATATAAAGATTAAAGCTCAACTAATAGATACTTTAGCTCTATCCTGGTACTTGTTTCCTACAATTAACAGGCATGGATTAGAGCAGTGGGGTGAAAGATTAAAAATCGAGAAGCCAACCATTATTGATTGGGAAAACTTATCTCGTGAAGAATATCTTTATCGCTGCAAAGAAGATGTGAAGATTAACACCAAGCTATGGGGATTACAGAAGTCTTTGTTGATTAAGATTTATGATGGTGACTACCAACCATTAGTTCGTTACCTTTCATTCAAGATGAAAATGGCTCAGTTGCAAGAGAAATCAAAGTGGAAGCTAGACGTATATAAAGCTAACACCTTACTCAATGAGTTAGAGTTAAAGAACGAGCAAGCAATCAATGAACTATCTAAGGTTATGCCTACAGTTCCTAAAATAGCCAAGCGTAAAAGACCCAAGCTACCCTTTAAACAAGATGGAAGTTTATCTGTGGCAGGTGAGAGGTGGAAAGTCTTAACAGAAGACAATGGGTTTACTATTCAATACGACAAAGAAATAGACGAAGTAATAGGTCAAGAAGAACCCAATCCTACTAGCAGCAAGCAGATCAAGGACTGGTTATTTACTTTAGGTTGGAAGCCTATGACATTTAACTTTGTAGATGACAGGGAGATACCCCAAGTAAAAACTAAAGATGGTGATTTATGTAAGTCTATTAAGAAGCTATCCCTACTACACCCAGAGGTCTTAGTTCTCGATTCTATGGCAGTTGTTAAGCATCGTATAGGGTTGGTCAAAGGGTTACTAAAGAATGAGCAGAATGGCTTTGTACAGGCTTGTATACAAGGATTAACTAACACTCTTAGATTCAAACACGCAGTATGCGTTAATCTACCCTCTGCGAGGAAGCCTTACGGATTAGAAATTAGAGGTTTGTTGACAGCTAATGACGATAAAGAGTTATGTGGTAGTGATATGTGCAGCCTGGAGGATCGCGTAAAGCAACACCTAATGTGGGATCATGATAAAGAGTATGTGCTTGAAATGTCTAAGCCAGACTTTGACCCACACCTTGACCTTGCACTATCTGCTAAAGCTATTACTCAACAAGAGGTGCAAGATTATAAAAATGGTAACAAACTTGATAGAATTTCTCAGTTACGATACAACTACAAGGGTGGTAACTATGCACTTCAATATGGTGCAGGAATTAAAACCCTAGCAAAACAGTTGGGTATTACCATGAAGGAAGCTAAAGTAATCAGTGAAGCCTATTGGGAAAGAAACTGGAGTGTTAAGGCTATCAGTGACAGTATGGTAACTAAAGAAGTTGAAGGTGATACCTGGCAGTTCAACCCTGTGTCTAAGCTATGGTACTCATTAAGAAGTGACAAGGATAAGTTCTCAACTTTATGTCAAGGTACAG